AGCGACTCAATCCTAAACACTTGGCCTCTGATGGCTTTAAGACTGACCCACACGCAAGGCACAAGCTCGCCATGCCCTTTGGTGTGGTTGTATAGAAACTCAGCCTTGATAAAGCACTGTAAAGGCGGTAGTGATGCAACAAGATAGCTCATAGCAACTCCCGCTGTACAGGCGTAAATTGCCATTCACGTTCTGCCCTGCCAGACTTTGACTTGGTGGTGTGTCCAGTTAACTCAACCATACCAAGCCTTTTCATCTCAGGTAACCGCCTGGCTACCTGATTGCTATCCAGCCCAATTAAATAAGAAATGCCGTCTTTGCCTAATGGCCCAAACCGTTCAAGACAATGTGCAATCAATTTAAAGTGCAAATCACCAGATTTAAACTGGTCGGCTGCGGCATGGCTAGTTACTGGGTCAAGTGACCTTGCGCGTTTAAAATGGTACGTCATCTTCTTGATCCCTTCTTACTTTGTTTGGTCTGTCAGATTTAACAAATTTGTTATCTTCTGGCTCAAAACACGTTGCCCAACCGTCCCAACCGCCGCCCACAAATGGAATTGAATCTAACTTAACTGACAATTTTTCTGTATTGCCTTCCCAATAAATTGCGCCAATTGTTTTCCATCTTTTCTTTTCTTCACCTGTGGTGTTAATGTAAGTACCTGTGGCAACGACAATATCTTTAAATTTTTTCATGGCAAACTTTCTAGTTGTTGGATTTTTAGGTCTACATCACCCAAGAACTGGATGACTGAATTCTCAAGCAAATTAACCATTTCGGGGTTATAGTTAATGCGCTTGATGAATAGCTGATGTCTTTCGGGAAGACGCGGATCGAATGAAACAAAGTCTGCCCAAGGCGTATCGGTGCAAGCCATTTGCCACATCATTTGCGTAATGTACTTTTCTGGAATTTTGCGATCTAGCAAAGTTTGCAAATGCGTACTAGTATTTGGGCATTTCAGCTCAACGATACCTTCATTAGCCAAGCCATCAGGAGAAGCGCCAGCCATTGCAATGCGGGGATGGTTAACAAACCCCACCTCGGTCACTAGCAAGTCCATTTTGGCCTCATAAGCCGCCCGAGCGTAAGGCTCAGTGTCTGTACCCCACTGCATGGCTGAATTGCTGTAAGACTCGGCAGGCTTGCCGGTCATGCGCTCACAAACCAATTGGGCAAGGTAGTTCTCGCGGCTGGCGCTTGCGCCTGTTTTGGTCTTGGCAATGATGTCAGCCACACGGCTTGCGGTGACCTTGCCGCATCTAGCGGCAAACCATTCTTCTGTGCGCTGTTCCATTATTTGCTCTCCAACATGGCTTTTTTAGCGTCCTTTTTGGCAATGACCTTAGCCTGCCATGCTTGCTCGCCGTTTGTGGCCTTGTATGCCGCTTTATAGGCTTCCTGTAGCTCTTTGAGGGTGCTAACTTCATCCATTGCCGCCATTAGGTCAAGGATTTGGTTTTCGTTGACCGTGGATTTAATTTCGGTCTTGCGGCTGGCGTGGTTGCCATCATCATCCTCGGGCGCAATACCGCAAGCAGCCATCAGCGACCCTCGGCGGGCATAGGTCAAACACGCCATTGCGCCTTGAGGATCGTTCTTCATAATGGGAAATCGCAGAATACCAGTTTCAAGCATTTCGCCTGACTCATGCACAAACACGGTTTCCACCATAATGCCATCAACGCAGTCATAGGATTTTTGCACTAAGGCAATTCCATTGTCATTTAGCGCATCAATTACGGCCTCAACGCAAGCAGCCAGGTCAGCATAACGCGACTTAAAATGCGGGTTAGTGGAAGATTTAAGAGCTGGGCCAAAGGCTTTTTGCGCTTTGACTAAAGCTGTTGCAATTTGTTTCATGTTGTCTCCTTAATAAAATTTTGGGCCACAGGTGACATCCACCAGTGTCTCGGCGGTAAAACCATTGATCTTACGTTTACCGTAAATCGTGATGGCTCTGAGGCCATTCTTTTCGCACTGCTTAATTGCGTCTATCACCTCATTTCTGCCCATTGGCTGAATTTGCTTATCCATAATTAACTCTTGTTCGGTTAATTTTGTTTCGGTAAAGTGGCTGCAACCCACCAGCGCCAGCAATAAAAATGCGTATTTCATTACGGTCTCCAAACAAAAAGGTCAAACAAAACTACCACAATAGCGGCTACCGAAACAATCCAGAGGGCAACCTGCGCCCAATCGGTGGGTTTTTTGTATTTCTCAATATCAAACATAGTCGTTCCTTTCAATCAAAGGCGCATATTCGCGCTCAAGCTGGGCAATCACGGTATCGGCAAGGATGTTGAAAAGGTCAACTTGACCAAGGTAGCAATGCCAGAGGTTGCCGGTTACTGGGCAAAAATAGCAATCCATCATTTCGGTCATGTCAAAGTGCTTGACTTGCAGATGATCTAAACCGCTTCTGACCATGATGCGGGCATCGTTGTAAGGCAATGTTTCAATGTGTTTCAAAATTTTTTTATTTAATTTAGCAATAATATTAAAAGCAATTTTTGCTTCCTTAGTTCTAGCCGGAGGAAATAGTAATTTTTGTTCTTCTGAATACATTTCCCAATTGGGCGGGTAATGCGTTCCTATTTTTTCTATTTCTTGTAATGCATCAATTACATTTTTAAATTGTTGTTTTTCTTGCATGATTTTTTACTCCTTAAAGACCCTATGCGAAATTGCTGGGGCATGGGTGCATTGTTAAGGTAACTAAACAAACAGTCAAGGATTATTTGTAGGTGTTTTCCCTAATGTGGCTAAATTGTTAATCTACCTTTACAATGCCCGCATGACAAAACAGCAATTAACCCAGTTGGCAGGCTCACAGGCTGAGCTTGCGCGACTTTTGAACATAAGCCGGTCGGCGGTATGCCAGTGGGTTGCTGTTCCTGAGCTGCAATTGCGAAGATTGAAAGATTTGCGACCACAATGGTTTGTGGTGTAAGATTTGTTGAAACGTGGCTAGGGTAGCTCCCGAAAAGACGATTCTTCACCGTCCTGCCAATGTTTCTTTTGTGAAGATGACCGATGAAGTAAGGTTTCTATGCACTATTTTCAATTTAATATTGGCGACTATCGTGCCGCCACAGCTCATTTATCCAATGACGAAGATTTGGCCTACCGCCGACTTCTGGATATGTATTACGACACCGAAAACCAAATCCCATTGGATACCCAGTGGGTTGCCAAGCGGTTGCGGTTGGATTGCGAAGTGGTTAAAGCTGTTTTGCAAGATATGTTTAAGCTAACTGAGACAGGTTGGCATCATGGTCGATGCGAAACAGTTATAGAGCAATATCACGCAATGGCTGAGAAAAACAGGGCAAACGGTCGCCTTGGTGGACGCAAAAAGAACCCACTGGCTACCGACTCGCAACCCATCGCTAAGGCAACTATAAACGATAAACCAATAACCAATAACCAATTAAAACCCTCTATATGTCCACCTGACGGTGAACTTGAATCAGCAAAAAAGTTACCTGGCTGTGACCACAAGGCAGTCATTGAGCTGTACCACCAGAATCTGCCCACAATGCGGCGGGTGGAGGTTTGGAACGAAACTCGAGCTGGTTACCTACGGCAACGATGGCGGGAGGTGGCGGCAGAGCTGGCGCAAGCGCAAGACATTACCGCATCTGATGTGCTTAACTGGTGGGGTGAGTTTTTCCAATCTGTTGGCAAATCTAGATTTTTGACCGGTAGGGTCAACAGCAAGGACGGTCGGGCATTTGTTGCCGACTTGGAATGGATACTCAAACCAAGCAATTTTGCAAAAATCGTAGAGGGAAAATATCATGGCAATAACTAAGTTCACTCAGCAAAAGGACGTTTCTTTTGATGACACACTGCGTTTGATGTGTTCTGTCCAAGGTTGTCCAAACCGTTGGTCAGTTAACTCTGATGGCGAAAAACCCAAGTGTTCAAAGCACCAATGGCAAAGAACTGAGAAAAAACCTGCTGTCCAAAGTTGGCATGAGGTTGGGGAGGAGTTTTGAATGAGCTGGCTCTTTTCGCAGGCGCTGGTGGAGGCATACTCGGCGGCAAGCTCCTTGGATGGCGAACCGTCTGTGCCGTTGAATGGGAAGCCTACCCAGCAAGCGTATTGTGCGCCCGACAAAATGACGGCATTCTTCCGCCTTTCCCGATTTGGGATGACGTACAAACCTTTGATGGCAGACCGTGGCGAGGAATTGTTGACGTTGTATCTGGTGGATTTCCATGCCAGGACATCAGTTCCGCAGGTAAAGGCGCAGGAATTGACGGAGAACGATCAGGAATGTGGCGAGAAATGGCTCGCATCATTGGGGAAATACGACCTAGATACGTCTTTGTGGAAAACTCACCAATGCTCACTTCTAGGGGACTTGGACGAGTTCTTGGAGACCTGGCCGCAATGGGGTTTGATGCGAAATGGGGAGTTTTGGGAGGTCAAGAACTTGGCGCATCACATTCAAGGGACAGAATTTGGATTGTCGCATCCAACCCCACTAAAAACAGACCATTTCAAATTTCTAAGGTTTCGCAAGGAATCAGTATTAAAAAGCACGTTTGGAATGCACAGGAATTCAATAGCTTATTGGATGACTGCCAATCATGGGAAGATTCCAAGCGTGGCATGGATTTATTGGGTGATGGGGTGGCCGAATGGGTGGGCCAATCTGAATGTCTTGGAAATGGACAAATTCCAATCGTGGCAGCAACAGCATGGAGAATCCTAAGTGAACCATGAGCACAGAAAAATTGCCAATTCAATCCTCAGCCGACTTAAAGACGGCGAACAATTTAGCCAATCTACCATTGACCAAGCGCTACGAGATACAGGAGACCTTGCGGACAATGGAAGCGAGGGATTGGATCAGGCGCTACAAAACGAAAATCAAGGCGGTTGGCAAAAGAGAAGCCTACGCTTGGTGGCAAAGAACGATTGACGATATTGAAAAACGCCGAGGCAAAGATGAAGCTGACGACCTACGCAGGAGAATGAACAATGAGGGCGGCAAAAATTGATGCAAATCAAGAGGCGGTGGTCACGGCGCTACGAACGGCTGGCGCTACGGTGCAGTCTTTGGCTGGTGTTGGCAAGGGTGTACCTGATTTGTTGGTGGGCTATAAAGGCCAAACCCTGCTTATGGAGATTAAGGACGGCTTTAAAGCGCCGTCTGCGCGACTTTTAAACAAAGACCAGCTAAGGTGGCATGGAAACTGGAAAGGCGGCGCATTGGCGGTTGTAGACAGCCCTGACGCGGCTTTACGCATACTGGGGGTGCTGAAGTGAGAAGCCTTGAGCAAAACCGTCTTATGTGGGCAAACCTTGAGGACATTGCCCAGCAAGTGGTCTGGTACGGTCAAAAGCTACCCAAGGAAGAATGGAAAGATGTGTTAACTGCCGCACTGAAAAAACAAAAGATTGTGCCAGGCATTGAGGGCGGGTTTGTGGTCATTGGCGCAAGGACAAGCAAAATGAGCGTGTCTGAGATGACCGAACTGATTGAGCTGTCATCCATGTTTGGCGCACAGCAAGGCGTTAAGTTTCGGGCGTTAGAGGAATAACATGATTCACTATCATGGAACGCCAATCAGCCCCATTAAAGCAATTCAAACAATGGCAGGCAAAAACTTTTGTATTTCTTATGCCAGACCAGATGATTTGCAAAGATGCTTACAAATTGGTCAATCTTTAATGCTTGATAACGGTGCATTTAGTGCAAAAACCAGAGGATTGGAATTTAACTTAACAGGTTTTTATAAATGGGCTGACCCTTTATTGGCGCATCCGCATTGGGCGGTAGTACCTGACGTAATTGATGGAACTGTTGACCAACAGCGTGAAATGACTAAAACATGGCCTTTTCGTAAAGAATTGGGTATACCTGTTTGGCATCTTGGTTTGCCAATAAGCTATTTAATCGAACTTTGTGACCAATGGGGAAAAGTTTGTTTTGGGTCTGCTGGTGAATATTGGCAGATTGGCACATCTAAATGGTGTGGACGCATGGATGAGGCTTTTAATGCCCTTGTTAATGCCTATGGGCGGCAAATACCGTGGGTGCATGGCATGAGGATGCTTGGGCAATCTGCTGGCCCGTGGCCTTTGGCAAGTGCTGATTCCACCAATGTTGCGTTGCATCATGCTGAAAATTTGCAATGCGCTGGATGTATGGCTAAACGAATTGATTCAACCAACCCACCCCCACTTTGGGAAATAAAACCATTACAGGAGATTTTGATTTGATTTATCCAATTATTTACATTGCCGCACTTGTTGTTGCCAACCTATTGGTTGCATGGCTTGGCCCTTGGTTTAGCCCAATAAACGCCTTTGTGTTGATTGGGTTGGATTTGTCATTGCGGGACAAATTGCATGAACATTGGCAAAACAACAGGCTTTTGCTAAAAATGGGTGGATTGATTGCGGCAGCAAGTGTTATTTCCTATTTGCTTAATCCAGCAGCAGGCGCAATAGCTTTGGCCTCGCTGGTAGCATTTGCCCTTGCCATGATTGCCGACACAATTGTTTATCAATTTTTGCGTAAAAAATCTTGGATGATTCGATCAAATGGGTCTAACGTTGCTGGCGCTGCGGTGGATTCCATCACATTCCCGACCATTGCTTTTGGTGGGTTGATGCCTGAAATTGTTGCATTGCAATTTATAGCCAAGCTATTTGGGGGCGGCATTTGGTCGTTTTTGTTGACCAAAATTCCTCAAAAAGCATATCAATGAAATGCCCAGAATGCGGCACATGGACAATTGTCAAAGAAACCAGAACAAGCACAGGAAATAGCCGCCGCCGCAGGCTTGAATGCGCTAACGAACATAGATTTACCACATTGGAGACTATAGTTGTACCAAAAACACCAATACATCAGAAGCAAAAAACTCTTAAAACTGGTGGCGGGGCTTGATTGCCAAGCCTGCGGGTCAGGTCAGATGGTGCAGGCCGCACACACAAACTGGGGTAGCGGCAAGGGTAGGGGCATCAAAGCTGATGACAACCAAGTGGCTGCTTTGTGCCTGAAATGCCATTTTGAAATTGACCAAGGCAAAGAATTAAGCAAAGAGGAACGGCAAGAAAAGTGGCATCACGCCCACATAGCTACGGTTGCAAAACTTTTCAATCAAGGCGATTGGCCTGTTGACGTACCCATTCCTACGTTTACAATAGATGTGCAGTTGTCTCCTTTGCAGGGGCATTGACCCCTGCTTTTTTTAGGATAACCATGAAAAAAGACGTAGCCGACTTTATTTCCACGCTGTTTCACAGCTCCACGGTAACGCATTTCATGCACCTGAGCACCGATTCATACGCCACGCATAAGGCTTTGGGGAAATACTACCCAGCCATTGTTGATTTGGCTGATAGCTACGCAGAGGCGTATTCAGGCTGTTACGAAAAAATCAAGGATTTTCCTGAGAACTTTCACAACGCCAAAGACCCGCAAAAGTACCTTGCCAGCATCAAAACATACATAGAAAAAAACCGTGATGCTTTGCCAGACGACAGCCATTTGCAAAACATTGTGGATGAAATCGCCGCACTGGTTGACAGCACAATCTATCTACTGTCATTAAAATGATCAGAATATTCGCTGGCTATGACCCAAGGGAAGCTGTTGGCTACCATGTGTTTTGTCAGAGCCTGATTGAGCGCACTAGCGAGCCGGTCGCCATAACACCGTTACACGGTACACAGCGGGACGGCACAAACGCATTTACTTATCAGCGGTTTTTAGTACCCTACTTCACCAAGTTCACCGGCAAAGCGATATTTTTGGACGCAAGCGATATGCTGATGCTGTCCAACATTGATGACCTTGCCAAGCTGTTTGACCCGACCAAGGCGGTGCAAGTGGTCAAGCATGAGTACCAAACCAAGCACCCAAGGAAATATATTGGCACACCGATGGAAGCGGCAAACAGGGATTACCCTAGAAAGAACTGGTCAAGCCTGATTTTGTGGAATTGCGACCACCCAAGAAACCGAGTGCTGACACCTGACTTTGTGGACGACCACAGCGGCTCAGACTTGCATCGTTTCGGTTGGTTGCCCGATTCACTTATCGGTGAGCTACCGAAAGAATGGAACGTATTGATTGGCGAGCAAGACAACAAGAACGCCAGAATTGCCCATTACACGTTGGGAATACCTGAGTTTGAGCATTACCAAGATTGCGACTTCAGCAAGCAATGGCACAACACCAAAAGCAGAATGCTTAACGGCCTGATCAAAATGAAAGAGGTAGCAGATGCCTGATTACAGTTTGTTAGCCCAAGCCCTCAGCCGTGAGCCTGGCTTGTCTGGCGCAAGGTATTTGGAATCTGGTCAAAACATGACAGAGGGTTCATTAAAGGGCAAAGGTTTCTTTGGTGAGATACCTGTAAACCAAGGCGGGGCAATGACCGAGTTTTCAAGCGCCTATGAACAAGACGGCAAAATGGTGTCGCACCCATTGTTAGTGCCGACCCTTAACAAACAGGAAATTGACCTGTTAAGAATGGGAATAGAGCCAACGCCAGAGATATACAAAAAAGCACAGGACTATGCCCAGAAACGTATTGGCTCAGGTCAAAGCCCATTTGCAACAGGGCAAGAGTTAAGATACCCTGTTCCAACAGAGTAACTAATGCTTTATTATGAATAACGAAACTAAAGTAGTTAAAACTAGAAAGAAGGCCGGTGGTCGAGCTGCGGGTGTGCCTAATAAGGTCACAGCACAGGCTAGAGAGGCCATAGCGATGTTTGTGGATGGTAATGCCCACCGACTCACACAATGGCTTGATGACGTTGCTAATGGCATTCCCGAGGCTGACATAAAACCCAATCCTGCCAAAGCCTTTGAGCTATTCCAATCGGTGGTTGAATACCATGTACCCAAGTTGGCAAGGACTGAGATCACCGGCAAGGATGATGGGCCGGTAGAAATGGTGGTGACATGGGGCGGCGTGAAGTAATCCTGCCCTACAACCCAAGGGCGGCATTCATGCCATTCCATGAGCGCAAGGAACGCTGGTCTTGTTTAGTCGCACACCGTAGAGCTGGAAAGACCGTAGCGGCAATCAATGACCTGATCAAGCGAGCCATAACTGAGGGCAACAGATCAGCCCAATATGCTTACATTGCACCATTTCGTAGCCAAGCCAAGCGGGTCGCATGGGATTACCTTAAGTTCTACGCCGCACCAGTAACTAAAGCCACCAATGAATCTGATCTGTCGGTGGAACTGGTGAACGGCGCAAAGATCATGCTGTTTGGCTCAGACAATGCAGATGCAATGCGGGGCTTGGGATTTAACGGCGTGTATCTTGATGAATACGGTGACTTTAAGCCAAGCGTTTGGGGTAACGTTATACGTCCCACATTGTCAGACCGATTGGGTTGGGCGGTGTTTGGTGGTACGCCAAAGGGTAAAAACCAATTTCACGACATTTATAAGGTCAGCCAAGTAGTGCCTGATTGGTTTCTGTTAAGGCTGCCAGCATCCGTGTCTAAGCTATTGCCTGATTCAGAATTAGAGGCGGCACGGTCTCAGTTAAGCCAAGATCAGTATGACCAAGAGTATGAGTGCAGCTTTGATGCCGCTATTCTTGGGGCGTTTTACGGTCAAGAGATGCGCCAAGCTCAAGATGAGGGAAGAATTAGAGAGCTACCCTTTGAGCCTGAATCGCCTGTTTACACCGCATGGGACTTAGGTTATCGGGACGATACGGCTATTTGGTGGTATCAGGTGGTCAGGGGCGAGATCAGGGTAATGGACTATTACGCTGTGTCAGGCGCAAGCATTGAGCAATTGGCAGACGTAGTTATGGATAAGGGTTACCGATACACCCGCCATTTCTTACCGCATGACGCAAGGGCAAAGACGCTGGCCTCGGGCGGCAAGTCAATCATTGAACAGTTAGCGGCACATCTTGGGGGCATCAGCAAGTTAGCCATCGTGCCTGAGATTGGCGTGCAAGACGGCATTCAGGCGGTGCGGATGGTCTTACCCTTATGCTACTTCGACACAAGATGCGATGAGGGGTTGGAAGCGTTAAGGCAATATCAGCGTGAATATGATGAAGATAAGAAAACTTTTCGTCAAACTCCGCGCCATGATTGGTGCTCACACCCCGCAGATGCGTTTAGAATGCTTGCAGTAGCCTATCGACAAGA